TTGCTATAGGATTGTGGATTGGAATAACATCAGGAGGTGATCTTTCAGGAGGTTGGATGCTAGCTATAAGAGTCGTCGACTCTTGGATGATAGGTTTGTTATATCTTGTATTTGTTACACGATTTATATACAATAAAATTACAGTAAAATGATGTGGCAAACAACAGATACGAATGGGTTTGTTGAGTACCACAGTGATGATATAGATTCATCACTTGTAAGGAAGGGTATGCCTGTATTTACAGGTGTTTTAAAGTACTTCCCGGACGCTCTTAAAGAAGTGTCTAGGTGTTCGCAGGCCGGCAATAAACAGCACCACCCAGACAAGCCGTTACATTGGGACAAGAATAAAAGTACAGATAATGAGGATGCATTAGTTCGTCACTTGATTGATCACTCACAGGATCCAGTTGATGATGACGGTATACTTCACTTAACAAAGGTTGCATGGAGAGCCCTTGCTTCACTACAAATATACTTAGAAAATGAAGGGAAAGAAACAGAGTAGATTAGATTTATTAGAGAAGAAAGTTGAGGCTGTAATTGCTGAGCTTTTAAACGTTAGAACTCTTTCAATAGGTACACTTGAGACTATCAAGAAGATGCCTGGATACGGAGAGGCTATAGCTAACTTAACCAAAGAAAGCGAGAAAGAGAGTTAAATTTTTTTCTTGGGTGTTTATCACTCTCATAAGTTTCTTTATATGGAAACTTTTACTTAAATTAATATGAAAAAACGCAAAAAAATTAAGCGGAAGTTGTTGAGACTTCTGTCTTATACAAACAAACTAACCTCATACCAAAAATTTGCGTCAAGAGTGGGATACATGGGCAGCGGTTTTCTTATCGCCGCCCAGTGGACCATTGAACCAGCACTGTATATTGTTGGTTTTATTTTTGTAATTGTTCAAACCTCCTCCAGGAAGCAGTGGAATCTTGTTGCGTTAAATATTAACGGATTAATAGCTTGGATTACTCATCTTTTTGTATAATCTGACTGGCTATTTGATCATACAAGAAGATAATATCTGCATCATCACCTTTTGGAAACTTGCTCTTTAACATTGGGTATATTTTTTCTATAGTTAATCCAAATTTCATTGCAGATTTAACTAACTTACTAGCCTCTTGGTAAACCTCATCTTTATCAGCGTGCTCGCTTTTTATAAGTTTAACATATTCTCTAGCGTCCCCAGTAGTTTCTATGTTCTTTTTTGCTATATACTTTTTAATCTCAATAGGCTTCATCTTCTCCTTTAGATCTCCTAGTTTATAGTTCATCTGCATTTCAATATCAACTTCGTTGTTCTTAAACCCTGTTAGTTGTCCAAGTGCATCCAAAAGACCGTTTTTTGTCTTCATCATTTTAGTGACATACCTTCCATAGTCTGTGTACGCCTTACCTGGGGTGTCCATTCCAGCTATTTTTCTTAGTGATGTCAATGTCCCTGGCTCAAATGTTTTATATAACACATCTATTATTTTAATTGCAGCCTCATCAGCAGAGTCTGTTTCTTCAAATACTTTTTTCCCATATATATCTCTATTTTGTATTATTGTATTAAGGGCTCCTGCAAGTATATCGGGGCTGAATATTGGATTTAAAAGTTCTGTAGCTGCGTCTAAAACAGCGTCTTTTACATTATCTCCTCTTTGAGCTGCCCTAACTACTTTAGCTAATCCTCCGTAAGGGTCAGATGCGCTCATGTCTATATATGAGAACTTGCCATTACCAGCCTTTGTTATTAATATATCTGAGTTTTGTGACCAGAAAGGTAAATAAGGTCTTGCATCCATCACGCCTGTTTTTGGTTTTGAAATCCCAATTGCTCCTTCAAAAACTTCTTGTAATTTACTTTCTTCTTCATCTTCATCATCATCTCCTAAAAGTGCGTTTCCTAACATGCCAAGGACAGCATACTTTAGCCCCTGGAAACCAATTAAACTTGTTAATCTCTTAGCTCCCTTTTTTCGCTCTCTAGGGTTTTCAGATTTAACCTCTTTTAGAGCTAAATCAAATGAGTTATATGCTGTTCTATATGCCTCTAATTGAAACGATATAAAGGTAGCAACTGGTAATGCTCTAAGTTTCTTAGATATATTCCCTAACCTAGAGTAGTTTGGTAGTATGTTTTTCACTATCTCTGCAACCTTACTGTCGACTTTAGCTTTTTCTTTTTCTGAAAGATCATTGTAATCCTTGTCGAACTCTATCTTTGCGTAGTCTCTTTTTTCATTCTCATATGCAACTATCTTAAACAAATCATCCTCAGCTTGGTAAGCTTCTTCTGCTTTTTTTCCTATATATTTAGCTCCCTTTTTTATTATGTTCTCGGATCTCTTAGCTGTTCTCTTCTCTATTTTGACATCAAAATCCTGTTCACCTTCAAGTAATCCTTGAACCTCTCTTAGGCTAACACCTTGGTTTATAATACCTGCCTTTATGTACTCGTCCAGCTTCTTATTTAACTGCTCGTTATCAAGGTTCCTAAATTCATTTATGAGTACTTTATATGCCTCATTGTAATCTTTTGGGTTAAAGTATCCGTTCTGAGCCATAAAGTAAGCATTACCTAGCACGTTTTTTACGTGAGTACCTACAGACAATATTGTCTTTGTGTACTTCACAGCACCAACTGCTTTCATATATACCTCAAAAGCCTTTTGAAAGTCCTCTCCAAATCCTCTAAAGTTAAGTGGTCCTGAGTTCATCTGATCAACAAGCTCCTTGGGTGCGTAGTATCCGTTCAATGGCTCCAATGTTTTGTTTGTTTCAGATGCTATTTTAGTATACCCATCAGGTCTTCTACGATCACCCTCTTTAAATAGGAATACCCCATCACCTATGTCTTTAAGTTTGTCTAGGTATTTCTGTGTCTCAATAATCGCCTTTATTTTACCTACGCTCATTACATAATTGTACGCTGCATCTGTGTACTCACCCATAAGGGCTCTTATTTCTGCTGGTATTTCTTTTCTCTCCTTAAGTATCTTTGTGTCTTTTTTAGCTTCGTTTACTACAGCACTAACAAACGCATTGGCCTCATCCTTTTTAATTATACTTCTAACCGCTTGATCTGCTGTAGCATTAACGTACTGTTCAAGTGTAAAGTTTTTACCTCCCTCTTGTTTATTAACATATTCTTGTGGGGTTATATTTTCTTTAGCCGCTTCCTTTGTGATTCTATTTAATTCCTGCGCCTTTAGGAATTCTTTAGCCTCAAGTATTACCTCTTCTGATATATTGTCGGCATAATTTTTATCATCGAATAGTCTATATGATCTGTTCATATATTCGCCAATATTACTCATTATATTAGCCGCAGCAGCTTCAGATTCTACCGCACCACTCATTACAAGTTTCTCTGAAAGTGAGTCAATATGATTCCTCATAGCTGTAGCTATTAGAGATATCTTTATTGGTAGGTCAGCCTGTTCACCTCTCATTAATTTGTTTACCTCATTATACACACTATCAGGTTGACCCTTAAGCATTTTGTTAAGCCTCCTAGCCATTCTCTCTGCTACCTTAACTTCAGCCTGTATATGTGCATTCTTAGTTTCTTTTGCTATGAACGCATTCTTAGGCATGTATGACTTTGCAGAGGCGTACTTTCTTTTTATAGTGTCTAAGAAGTTTAACGTAATATTCTTACCTTTTACAAATATATTTTTATCGCCAGCGACATCTCTCTTTACAGACATATCTTCTCTCTTAAAAACAAAATCTTTTATCTCTTGTTCTGTGTATCCTATTTTATTCAGATACTCTCTAGCTTCTTTTTGTGTAATACCTAAATCTTCAGCTTTATTGTAAACCTCTTCCATAGATGGCTTGCCTTTAAACTCTTGTGATAGCTTAGATACACCTGCCTCAACTTCATTCTCAAGCATAGAGTATAGTTCTGGCATAAGCGCCATTTTTTGAGGAGCAAACGCTCTCTCTTTTGGAATAATATATCCCTCTTCACCTTCCTTGATTAACTCCCCTTTATCATTCCTCATTTGAGGTCCAAAGTTAACCCAGCTATTCTGACCCCTTGTCTCAGTGGTCATAGCTCTCCTAGCTAATGGTGTATACATTCTTGAGTGTACGTCCCATGCGTTCTCTTCACCAACAGGTCCGAAACCATTACCTCTCTCTGTGTGTCCAAAGAAGTCATGCACAAATCTAAACAAGTCATTGTATAGTAAAGTGTTGCCGTTCTTGTCCTTGAAGCCAGAATCTTGTAGTAATTTATTTTGTTGTCTTTGTTCTTCTGTGATTGCAGTATCCCCAAACCCGGCCTCGGTTGAAAATATCCACATGTGCTTATTGTCACGAACATCGTCAATCATTTCTTGAGCGTTTGCGTAAGGCTCACCCTCTCCGTTCCAGATCTCAACCTCGTATCCAGCGTTAATAATATCTTGGTGTTGTGCCGCTGTTTCATCTGCCATTAATGAGTATGCCTCCTGAACCATTGGATCATTAGGCGAGTCTTCTAGTGACTCATACACATCAGCAATATCTCTAGAGTTCTCAGTATCAATAGATGTTATTGGTTCACCCTCAGGTGTTTCATTATTTCTTTCTTTCTTGTACTTCTTAGATATCTCTGTAGTTTCAGGGTTTGGGTTGTTAAACAACCTCTTACCAGCTGGTACTACTTTCTCTTCAGTAACTGTTACTTCATCTATTTCAGATACTGTTTGTTCACTCTCATCTTTCTTTGTATCAGGCTTTTCAACCAATGTCACATCACCTTGAAAGCTACCTATTTGGTTCCCATCAGCATCAATTGTTGTAAACTTTACAGAAGCGCCTACTCCTGTATCGCCCTCTCTTATTTCACTTATCTCATAAGTAGCTGTCTCACCTTCTTGAAGGTCTAGTCTATCTTCAGGGTTAATCTCAAAGTTAGTTCCTGCTAATGCTACGTCCTCAGGAGCAAAAGCATCGTTTCTTTGGTCGGTTGATTTATCGTCTCTGTTAAACTTAAACTTAGTAGTTTTTAATCCATCACGTTCTCTTACGGATTCTTGTTTAGTGGTAGTAAATACTCGACCTTTACTATCTTTTCTAGTTTGAACAATAGTTTCGTTTTCTTGTAGATTATCCTTTATTGGACTCTCTACTTCTGTTTCTTGCTCAGGAGTAACCCGTACCTCTGTTTCCACTTCTTGTACACCTTCGGCTGGTTTAGCATCAGGTACTTCTCTTGTTTCTTGCTTTTGAATGGCATCTTGTTTCTCTTTTATTAGTTTCTCTTGTGTCTTAAGAATGTTTGCTTCGGACTCTATAATAGTAGGAAGTCCTAGTCTTTCATTAGCTTCGTTTTCAGCTTTCAAAGCCTCAACAGCTTCCTCTCTAGTTACCTCTATTTTTATCTCTCCGTCCTTCTCTCCGTTAATAATATCCTGAACATCTTTATCGTCCTTCTGCTTGAGTTGTTCAAGTTGCTGATCAATTGAGTTTATTCTTTTATCTATATCAGCCCTTAACGATGGGTCTGTATTTTCTCTCTCTGAGATTAACTTTTCTTTCTTCTCTATTAAGGCTGCGGCCTCTATCATATTCTCAGTGGTCTTAACGGCACCTGATACTTTAGTTTCCGCATATTGCATTGATTTTACCTCACTTACGGCATTATCAGCTTCTTGCTGAGTAAGTAAACCTTCTGTCACTAGCTTAGCGCTTACTACGTCCACATCTTTTATATTATTAGATAAGTATCTAACAACATCGTTTCTTTGATTAGATGTAAGTAATCTCTTACTACCCATTCCTGTAGTTGCCCCTAATGTCAAGAAAGCGGTTTCCATGAAGTCAGCTCTTTTTAAGTCTTCAACTCCAGCTCTTACGTCCATTCCTACGCTATAGTTTATAACGTTGTTTATACCTCTTTCAGATAAAAGAACAGGTATTTCCTCTATAAACAGTTCCTTTGCGTTCTCTTTAATAAGATCTCCTGCTTTTCTTTTAAGTTGTTGAGCGGAAAATTCTTTACCTTTTTTCTTTGCTAGGTCTATTAATAAGTCTTTTACTACTTTCGTGGATCCAAGTAATTTCTCATTACTACCTGCTAGTGCAGAGAAAACTCCGTCTAGTGTTGCTATGGCGCTACCAAAAACAAGGGCTTTATTTGTGGCCTCTTTTTCACTAACTCCCTGAGCCATAAGATCGTCCTTAACAGATTCTACACTGGACGAAACTGTACTGGCAAAAGACATTAGCCCCATACCAACTTTAGGGTTTACTCCAAGAGATTTTTGAAGCTTCTTACCTCCTCGTATTAATCCAAATAAATTTACTACGGTACTTGTAAGTCCAGTTAATCCAGATCCCATATCAAAGCTTGTACTGTCTCCCTCAATTTTTGACGCCTTATCTTGTATGCTTGCTACCTCTGTCTCAGGTAGTATATCATCAACTCTTATGTGTGTTTCTTCATCGTAAATAACGCCATCATCAGATACTATATATGTTTTACCATTGCTTATTACTTCTTTACCCTGTACAAATGCGGATCTCTGTGTTTCACCTGCATCTAAACTGTAGTGTTCCGCTGAATCTAGGAACATTTCAGCGATGCCAAGGAGGGCTCCTTTTTTGTCTGCACCAGTTGCGTTCAACAAAGCGTCAGCCTCTGTGAACAGCGCTGCTGCTGTACCCATTGCGAAATTTGCGGCAGCATTACCAGCGGCTTTTATCATTTCAAAACCTGTTGAAGCGGCCATTTTAACGCCACCAGCTCTTTGACGTCTTAGTAGGTTTTTTCTGCTCTCTAGGTCGTCAATTACAGCCTCTTTCTTGTATGCCTTTAGGTTATTTACAATAGTCTGCGCATCTTTCCTGTTCTGTTCTATTAAAACTTTTTGAGCCTCTTCATCTGCTGCATCTATTGCTTCTAGATTTTTGTTTAATTTCTGAGCTAAGTAAGCCGTAACCTGTTTCTGGATTTTCTGTTCATCCTCATATTGTTGACCCTCATCATTCAGGAGTAGTTCTTTAAAAAACTTATATGATTTTGATTCCGGCCTTAGGTTTTCTTCTTTCCATGTCTTAAACTCTACTGGCTCAACTCCTAGCTCAGTTAAGACTTTAGTTTCTGTCTCTAATGGGTCAGGAATTGTCCCATCCTCTACAGGTGCTGTTAATGTACTCGGATCAAATCCATCGATTAGAAGTTTTTCTTCTTTTACCGGTATGCTAACGGGTGGTGTTTCTGAAGAAGCCAAAGATCCAGGAGTTGTTCCCGTTTTTGTAGTACCAACCATATCTTCCGTTTCCAAAGTAGAATCGACTTTTTTTTTTAAACCATAAGCGGACTCAAACTCATCTATACTTTCGACATCATACTCCGGTTTGATTACATTTTCAAAAAACTGGTTACGCTTGTAATCATCAGACAAGTAAGCCTTGAATTCATCTATAGTCCCCACCTCATAGTCTACAGATACTGACTCATACAGTGCTTTTATTGCTTCTTCGTTCATTTCTTGTTATTTAATTTATTATGTACCTGGCATTTTCTTTTTAGCTTTTTTACTAGCCTCTATTGCCTCTAGTACTTCCTTAGGCTTAGTTATACCATTTGGTATGGTAATATCACCAACAACTACTGTGTCATCATCTAATACCTCAACATTTACCCTTGCTGGACCAGCAATTTCCGTTATTGATCTCCTAAAACTATCTCTTCTGCCTTTTAGGTTAGTTCTGGTTATTTCACCTATACCTGTCTCAAATATTAACGCACGGTTTAGTTTTGATATATTGTCTTCGGTGACATATGGTTTTGCTTTAGTAGTGTCAAAGGTTTCAAATTTAGAAACTTTTTCACTTACTCTAGGATTTTTTAGGTTTTTCTTTCTGATAAACGCACTAAAATCTTCTGCCGACATACCAGCATCAGCAAAAGCTGGAAGACCACTCAATTGAGCCGCAATCCTTCCACCACTTTGATCTATAAGTTGGTCAGAGCTTATGTCTATTGGGTCGTTGTTTCCTATTGTTATTGTTTTCCCTTCTGGGTCTACAGTAACTAACGCCTGACCCATAGGGTCAAATATAGTCTTAAATTTAGTTGAATCACCTTGAAGAGCCTCTTTAATAGTGTTATATGTGGCTTCTTTAGTTTTCTTACCTCGGCCAACTGATATTTCTGCCGCACTAGGCGCTCTAGCCTCTGTTATTGTCTCTTCATACCCTAAACCTATCTCTAAGGCAGATCCGTAGGCATCCTTTGCGGCCTGTAGTTGTTCTGGGGTTAGTTCTGGTTGTAGAACACCTTGGCTATCTTCTACCATTTTTATATCATCAGGATCAACGCCTAAATAATCCATTAATACAGAGGCTTGTCTTTGAGGTGTATCTAGGGCAGCTAAAATGGTATTTTCTTTCCAATCCTTAAAATCTTCGTTTTCCCTTATGTTTTTAATCGACCTGGTTGATGTTGGGGAGTACTTATATATAGAGGCTGCATCCGCTGCCTTTGATGCGCTTTCTTGTACATCTATGGTGTCCCACATTCTCTGTTGATTATTCAATAAACCAGAAACTGGCATAGCTGTCTCCATATCCATCTTTCCTGTCTTTGGATCAATGTTAACGAATACTGCCTCACCATTTCTACTTGGTACTATTTTTTTGTTCTGGAAGTCAAAAGCCGTGGACATTCTCTCAGCAAGGAGTAGATTACCTGCTCCACCTTGATCAATCTTAGCCTGTATCGCATCTTGGTGCCCCTTAAATGCTTTGTTTAGTGTCCCCCATGTTGACTTTGCGTTCTCCTTTACTAGCTTAGAATCATTAACACTAACAAGTCCTGCCTTCATTAACTTGTGATTCTCCATTAAGAAGTCTCTGTAACTCTGTGCCGCTTCCAGTGCCGCCTGATTAGCGTTCTTATCTATACCTTGAGTATACTCGTCTAGTTTCCTTAACTGCTCGTCCTGAGTCTTGTCTAATTCAAATCTTCGAGCCTCTCTACTGTTTTTTTCTTTGATTATATCATCAGATATATTCTTAGTTATTCCAGCCCAATCAATTACTGATTTATCCTGATCTCTGTTTACGTATCCGTAGTATGTTCCCATGTTTTGTTATTGTTTAATTAAATCTTATCCCTGAGAAATCATAAGGTTGAATTCCGAATTGCTGAATTGGATCGTTTATTCCTGGTAGTCTCGTCATTTGATTAAAATCACCCACAGGCTGCACACCGGCTTGTGGCACAAAAACTGATGCTGTCTTCCCAACGCCATTGCTTACTGCGAATGGAGCTACTTGTGGCGTTTCCGATGTAGCTGCCGCTGTAGCTGTAGCTGTAGCCGCTGGATCGACTTTCTTGTATAGGTCTGACTGTGCATATAATGATTGCCCTGCCGCAGCTATACCTTGGATACCTGATGTAAACTGTTGAGCCGCTCTTTCGTCAGCCTGTGCTGCTGCCATCTGAGCTCCCTGTGCTGTTTGTAATTCTAGGCTAGCTAGTTGTTGATCAGCCGTCTTCTTCTCGTCAACGATCATCTTCTCTCTGTCATATATCGCCTGTGCCTGATCCTGTCTTATATTTTCTGCACCAGCCTGCACCTGCGCTTGTAACGCTGGTAGACCACCTTGAACAGCTCTCTGTCCGCTCTCTCTCAATCCTTCAATAGCTTGCTGCTGACCAGCAACTAAAGCTTGTTGCTGTAACTGGTAAGATTCTAGAGGCACTTGTAGCTCCTCTGTTCTCGTAATAGATAATTGCTTCTTAGCTCTGCTTAGTGCGTTTTGAGCTGCCATTTCAGCTTTTCTAGCTGCTTTTTTTGAAGCGAATCCTCCCATTATACTGGTACCTGCTCCTAGTAGTGCACTACCTCCTGCTATTATTGTTGTTGCTGCTGCCATTTTTTATAATATTTTTACCATCTCTGTACAGTTCTTTGACCCTTCCTGGTATCCAACTTCTTTATATATGTTGATTAGTGATTTATTTTTAAGTACTGAGTATGAGTACTTACACCCAACATTTTTAAGTACTTTGTCTATTGTGTAAATCAATAAACTAATCGCTTCCTTTCTTTTTTTCTTGTCCTTGTAATGAAAATTTGAAACTATAAATTCACAAAGCCCTGTTTTTGAGTTAGTTACGTACATGTATCCAGCGCAAACTGGAATATCTCCATCATAAACTATAAGGCCTCCATTACCATTATCTGGAAGAAAATCTCTAGATGGGGCTACCCATCGCCAGTCTTTCCACCACTTAACGAGTATTTCATCGTAATCGGAATGTATTAAATTTCTAACTTCCATTAGTTGCAAATATACAAAAAATTAAGGAAAACTCTTGAATAAATTTGATCCTATTCCATAAAGCTCTACGAAACTTGTTGAGTCGTTTGTAAGGGTATATGCAAGGTAGTATCCAGTAGCCCCATAGGACTCTGCGATGTTGTTCTTAATATACATGATAAACTGTCCGTTTACAGGGACAATGGCCCCTGGTGCACTACTATCTATGGTTATTGCTGCACCTGAAACAGCTATTATAGTACCTGCAAATTCAGGTGTACCAGAATTAACCCCATATAACTTGTCTCCGACAGATATCATGCTATCTATGTTGAACGTAAAGGTTAAAATTACACTAGTAATTACAGATGAATCCACGGTCGATACTGATCCAACACCTTGAGCTGATCTAGCCTCAAATGTATTATCATCGTCTCTTCTTCTTATGTATGCATATTGCTCACCCTCTTTTAGCGAGAACCAGTCCTTATCAATAAACCCTGCTTCTAAATCACTATATACGGAACAATCCCAAGCAGCGTTACCCTCTAATGAGATAGTCTTAAACTTCTTTATAGTGGTTGGCTCAACGTTAATAACTCCTGAAATTGTTGATTCATATTGTTCCCCATAGAAATTATTCCTAGGTCTAGAGTTAGAGTTATGCTTGTATAAACTACCACCTTTAAATGAATAGAATGAGTTGTTCATTCCTATCATTTTTTCAGGTATAAAGGAGTAGAACGATGGCCACCCATTTGCGCTTTCACTATATGTTAATGTATATGCCATGTTTTATTTATATTATTAGTCGTCTATTATTGCTGGCCAAGCTATACCATTTGGAGTAAAACCTAGCGTGTTAAGTGAGTTTGTTATCCAATATAGATAGTAATATTGCCATTGGTCAAATGTATCAGTCGCAGAGTTTGGTTTTAATGGCGTAATAGCGTCATTGCCTGTGCTATCTCGAATGTCATACTCAAACACAAATGTAGGTGAGTCTTCTCCCATCAAGTCAGATAAACCATTTACTCCCGTGTAGTTACCTGCACCGGATTCAACAGCCTCCAAAAACGCCTTGAATGGGTAAACTGGACTTCCTGTTGGACTATCTTGTACATGAAAAACAACACCCCTATAAAAACCTGGATTAGAAGAATTTAAAGCAGCAACTCTTGACCTTAAATCAGCAAGGTCTGTGTCGTAAGTTTGTGTTCTCAAATCGTTTACTTCGTCAAAAGTACCAGTTACTCTAGAATCGTGATAAATATTATTTGGATTCTGAGGGTCTGAAGCCTCATCTTGGAAAACCATAACTATCACGTTACTTGCGTCTGCAGGAAACGGGGTATGTGTGTTTGTGGTTAAGAAATTATTAACATCAATGTCAGAAAGAGCAGCGAGGGTTCGTTCATTTGCCCAAAAGTCTTGACGAGGGTTTGGATTATAAACAATAGAAACCTTATTATCATACTCATTACTACCGTTAGTTGCGGGGTCTGTATTAAAGTCTGGTGCTCCTTCTACTCCACCTGTTGCGTATAAATCTTGAAGTGTAGATTTTAAAGCTCCAGTACGCATGGTTTGAAGGGCTCCAAGAGTAGTACTCATGGACCCTGAGGCATCAAAATATATGTAAATATATGTATTAACACCTATATTTGGATTCTCTTGTTGTACACAAGCTCCAGTAGCAATGACCATTCCGTATCTCACTTCAATATATGTACTTTGACCAATTATATAATACTGTGATAAGGCATTGTCGTTTAATGGTGTTGCAGCGTTACTATCCTCATATACAAAGTTACCGACTTTTGGTATAGTGTTAGTATCAGTTGTAAATGATCCAGAACCAGCCCCACTATAGGTTGCATTTCTTGCAAAGTAATAGGTTTCAGTAGGCACATTGCAATTAGTATCAGTTTGTGCAACCGTAGAGCTGAAGGATGGTAGTGCTGTTGGACATGATATATTATATGAAAATGCCGTTTGTGGTAATGGAGCGAAAATTTGTAAGTTTAAAGAACTAGGAAATAAGGATGTCTTAGGTACAACTAAAGTAAATACATCTTGATTTGCAGTGTCATTTTGTGTCGATGCAACAGTTATAGTTCTTGTAGTACCTAATGCTTGATAGGATCCATTTTGAAGTGAATACTCTTCCACATTTTGATAAGGCGAACCACTAAAATTGTCGGGAGCCCCCACATATGTAGGTAAACCTGTCCCAAAGTTTTCTGTTCTTCCGTAAGGAACTTGTGAACTATAGAATTGAATGTTCTGAGATGTTAATATATTATAAGTATTATTATTATACGTAGCTAATATACCATCAGGTATGTATGATCCAGCATTAAAATGTATAACTACAGCACCAGTACTAGATGATAACTCAATATTAGCGTCAAAATATCCAGAATCATTTAGACTAACTAAAGTGGCATTGTTGCATTGGTTTTCAGATATTTCCTCTGGTGTGTAGTAATAAGCTGTCCCCCAATCATCTACATATATAATCTTATATTGGTCTTGATTAGTAAACTCAGAAGGTGTCTCTATATCGTTTGTATAGTAATACCCCTTCTGAAGTGTTTGTATACCATTTGTGTCTAAAAATAATTGCTCGCAATGTAATATAGGGTCATCTGAAATTGGAACGTAAAGAGGTAATGAAGTACCAATGCCACTCTTGTAAACAGTAAAGAAGTTTCTAAACACTACCCCTGGTGGGTTTATTGCAGTGTTAGGAAATTCATACGGACCGTCTATTTGAGCTGAATTTAGCAATCTTGGACATCTAACTATCATTTCTGCTTCTGTATCACTGAATACCTTAAAGTTTAGAGCCTCTATGTTAGTTTCAATTTTTGGTATTACTATAGTGTAATTAGGTCTTGTAGTAGATCCAACCGGGAAGCTTGATGTTGAAACATCTCCAGCAGCTACCGCTTGACTAACATCGTTCCCTGTATCTACAAATGAACCATTTTCAAATGTGTACTCATCCCTAACCTGTGGGCTTGAAGGAATTGTAGCACCTACCCATGTGTAGTTACCATCAGTATCCGACTTGTGTGTTCCGTCAAAATCACTAACAAATGTGTTGTATGTTGTGCTATTATACTCAACAACTGAACCTAATGTATCTTCAACGTTTTTAGGTCTCATAGTTATTACAACAGCACCTGTGTCCACGCCAATATCTGAATTCAAGTTCCAGAAACCTGCCGCAGCTGGCGTTACTAATGGCGCATTTGTACACTCAAATTGATCGTCAGGAACTTCTGCTCTTGAAGGACAAGTAACACCGTTCATGCTCCAGTTATTAGTACCGTCTGCCGTTATGACTCTTATTGTCATTTCTGTAGGTAGAGCTGTTGATTTTAAGAACTTTAATTTTACGCTTCCATCGGAGGCTTTTGCCGTTGGCGAAGGGAAGTTTGCGACAACACCTGTTTGCCCCGTACCGTCTCCACTAGATCTTAATTCAGACCCATCTGATACAGCTATATCTGCTGATGTATAAGTTACCGATTCTGAGTTAGATAGGTCGTAAGTATACCCGTTATAGTTATATGTATCAAGCGTTGATAAAGATGTTATCAGTCCCTCTTGAGTAGCGTCTGGTAATACATCACCAATAAATAGTGAATCTGCTACAATACTGCCATCATAGACTAACTGAAGTCTAGTCGGTGTGTTGTAACCCTCAAAATCAACCGTTACGAAACCTATGTCCGTTCCTAAATCTGATCTCATCTCATAAGCCCCTGTATTTGCGGCTGTAGTATTTACAGCTACACCACACTCTATAACTGGGGATACATAATCATACACTAAATACAAATATTGTTTTGACGTAGGATTACTGTAAGTAAATTCACCCTGAACATTTACAGGGTTAGATGACGGTACCTCAGGAATATTAGTTAATAGAGGTTTTAATAAGTCTATCTCAGACTCAGTATAGAGTATATCAGATAAATGGTACTGGAATCTATCTGCCTCCCATGATGCTGTGTCGCCAATTTGAGGGGCATACTTTAGTCTTATTGTAGATCCATCAACAGGGAACTCACCCTGTGATGCTATACCAGTTGATCTTCTATAATATGATACCGGACCATCGCCGAAAGTAATCTCTTGTTGGTATACTAGAGAAGAATATGTTCCGTTAGTCCATTGGTACTCATGGTGTATAATCTTCTCATTCATTTCGTCTGTATTCTTGACAATATGAACAATAGTAAGTGATTTATCTGCTATACAGTTTGCTTTAATAGTAAAAGTAGATTCTTCACTTGGTGTTACAGTAACAGTACATTCGTTGAGTCCTATTATGTCTTTGTTGAAAGATAATTGACCGCTTCCAGTTACGTCTGCATTGGTAACTTCACTTCCGTTATAAACAATGGTAATATTACCAGCCCCAGAGGTAAAGTTATAGTCAGTATTTACATTTCCTATAGAATCATTTAGCTGTACATTAAATGTCACAGGTGTAGATCTATCTTGGTAAGATAATTCTGTGCCACACCCTACTGATATAGGTGGTAGTGGTCTTTCATAATTACCAAAAGTTAGTACATACTCATTCATGTATGGATCAAATCCACCAAGTTTTATTTTATTAAAACCAGTAGAAAATTCATCCCTGAACCAAGACCTCATGCCTAATGTAGAGATAATATTCAACGACTCTCCTTGGTATGATCCACCCTTAAGGTTTAATACCATTCCTCTCTTTGAGTCCGTAAAGAATACATCCCCAGATTCCGTAGCAAAGCTCGCAGTGTCATTACTTATTCCGATCTCTTCAGTTCTAGCTATCTGTGTACCTAAAACTTCAGGTATAGATGTTATAGCCCCTCCAGCTGCGGCATCAGATAATAAGTTCTTCCCAGTTAAAACATATGATATTTTGTCTTCTTGAAGAACTAATATATCTGTCTGTCTTCCATGTAGCTTGTTTATAGGTCCAAATGAAGCCTCTAAGCTCTTGTAATTTGCTAGTGCTAAATTGAACTCATTTAGCTTGTTTATGTTCGTTTGTTGGTTATATACACCACTATATGTTATATCAAAGTATCTGTTAACCTCTTTGTAATCCTCTAAAGAAACAGCCGTAGTACGAGCCCCTATCCTAAAACCTGGTGTTGCAAACCCATCATTTATTTTAAAACTCTCAACTCCATTTCCAAATGAGAAACAGTTATACAATTCTAAATCAATAACTGCTGGCCCTGTAGCGGTTTGGTTAGATACGTTTCCGTAGTGACCAAGGGTAGGCACGTCTCCAGTGTATGTTGGAGAGTTGAGTAATTGTATAGTTATGTTTGAGGGTGATAAAGGTATTGTTAATAGGCTAACACTTCCTACTACAGCCTCAAATACAAAAGATGCCCCACCTGGTGTTATCGTGGTAGTTCTTACTTCACTTTCAACACCTGGTGTTGCTGGTGTTGTATATTGTATAGTTTGTTGGTTTGTCTCGTTACCCGAAACAGTCACCCCGTATCGACCTATATTACTATTTTTTATTGACTGTATAGGATAACTCTTACTGCTTTGGTAGTATATCTCCCCAGCTATTTCCTCTGGTTTAGTCTCAAAAACAAGTATGTCACCAGGTCTTTCAATCTGGACTGAAAGCTCATTCCTAACCTTATGGCCCGTCGAACCGCCGCTAATTGGTGATTGGTATAACCAACTCTGTGTAGGATCAGATGGATTCTCATAATATTTTATTTGAAGTTCTCTTTCTACGCTAGGAGAGTCTTCGTCATAATTTCTAACAGTGCCGTTGTATCCTGGTTCAATAGGTACACCTATCCCACGTCTTAAATCATTGGAGTCACCCACGGCAGAGAACCACTTAACCCTGTTTTCATCTCCGTCAGCAGGGCTACCCATACCGCTGTTTGTGTTTGGAGGTGTGAAGTTTACGTTCTCACCGTTTATAAACTGATTTATATCTTCGTAATCATTTTGAGCCGTAAATGTCCCAGTAAAATAGTAGTCAAAACTGTAAGAACCAAACCTGAAGGATCTTACAGAAATCGTGATTTTTGATCCAGCTGGTATATCTATCTTTTGATAAACACCAGGGACCTCTGGGTCAACTAATTCAGACATCCATAATGCCGCTCCACTCTGACTACTACTTTCAGAATTAGTTCTTCTGTCTATAAGTTCACTTTCAGGGTCGCTAGATATTGAGTAATTAGTAGCCCTTAATTTCATATACAATCCAGCTGGATGATCTCCGCTTACGTATTCAGAATTATAAGAAAGAGCCTGTATATCTAGCACTTTAGTTTCAGTTAGGCTTGGGGTAGCTCCACTTGAATCAGACTTGACTATTAATGTATCCCCAACCTTGGCCTTTGTTTGGTTATCTCCTTCAAGCCTAACCCACCAAGCACCGCCATCGTTTATACTTTGATAGTAGAACCTAGAGTATATGGTCTCGTAATCACCCTTACTAGGCTTTAAAACAAACCTATACCTACTAGCCCAGCTTGGAGCAAGACTGTTTAGGGTTACCCTTATTATATTCTGAAAAGTAGATAATTCAGCGCCTACAAATATACTGTTCGCTGTACTAACAAGAGCCGTAGATGCTCTCTCATACTCATCAAGGTACTCTATAGCTACCTCGTAATCTCTATTACTGTGTAAACTTTTTGATGTAGTGTCATCAATAAAACCTGCAACTGTAACTGATGTTTGGAAAAACTCAAAAGCCGATGCTGTTGGAGGCTCTGTCTGCGGATCTATTTCATATTGTACCCCTGGTATATTAAATGTAATCACAGTTCCAGATCGAGTAGTCTCTATTTCCTTGTTAAGCACGAACGCAGGTGGATCTACTCTATAAGTAGCCCCCTGTACTTTTCTCCACCCATTAGCGGCTATTATGTTGGTGAAAAAAACATCAGTCATACTGTTACCGTCAGCAGTATTAGTCCATAAGTCTGTTAATTGGATAGCCTCATTCCACTCGGTGCTAGTTGCTAAATCTAGAACAGATGTATAATCCCTTGGGAGTTGGAATGACCAAGACTGTTGTATGTCATTCTGTGGGGTCATTGGATAACCTGCATCACCATCAAACTCGGCGTGTAATATGTTTAGATCTATAAAAATAGTAAGCCCCTGTACCAGTTCTACGCCATCAAAATCTACCGTAAAACCTGTTGCTTTAGATGCTGGATCGTAAAAGTTTGTTGTTTCAAGTTCAGAGTCACCTATAAGCTCAGAAACAAGACTTAGACTGTAATTAATATTAGTGTCTATGTCGTATCCATCAGTATAGTTTCCGTACATAATTCTATTACCCATCAAGGTTTGCTCCTTAGCTACCTTAGGTACATTGTCAAATAGTCTTAATAGTTCAGATTCCGGAAGTGTTGTGAATATTTTTTGATTGCTAAACTGTACACTCTTAACTTCATTGTTGCCCCATCCTTCTTCTGATTTATCAAACTTCTCAATCACATGAACTACGTTTGAGTTTGAAAGTTTAAAACAAACATCAATTCCAATTACATGTTTTGATCCTGTGTTAAATGAAACGTTAGCAGAGTTAAACCTGTTCCTCATTCCAGTCATATCATAATTACCAAAGTCTAGTCTAAAAACACCTGGTAAAAAAGCAATGTCAGAGAATTCAGACAAGGCAGAGTATTCTCCGTCTTTGTATTTATATCTATAAGAAAACCTAGCGAACTTATCCTCAATAAAATTCTGACTTGAAGATGTTTTTACTAACCCAACTCCAGGGGCTTCAATAGGTGGCTTAACAATAACAGATATATCATCCTCAGTTATTTGATCCTGACCTGTTATAGGTCTTGGATAAGACCTCTTAGTATTTATTTTTCTTGGAGGGTTTAAATTGTCTGTAAAAAACAATAAATCATCTATAAGGTTTATAGATTCAATCCTGAAGTCAGTAGAAAAGTTTAAAACATCCGTACTAATAACGTGGTATAATAATGTTGAATTATTAAAGTTGTACGATACTATCATATCCACCGTAGGGCTTGTTACGAACCAGTAGATAGTTTCTTGCTCGCCATCTTCAAAAGCTCCAATACAAGTCGCATCAACAAGTGGGGATGAATTATAAGTTAAAGAGGTAACTAATTCGTTACCTTTTGCATTCTCAACAGAGCCTGATTCTCCGTCTTCATCAGAAGATATTCTAATGTTTAATGCGTCTATATAATCACCCTGAGGTATAAGTCTTTCGTCCAGACTCTTGTTCATTCTGGACCCAATAAAGTTGTTATTTATATTCATTCTATTTTATCCATTTATTTTGACCTCTTAAATTCATAAGTAGTCTACCTGGGTGAATATTGCTTAATCTTAGCTTAGCATTTCTTAATAGTGCTGATTTTTCTTTTCTAGCCCTGTTTACTATGTATTCCTGAATTCCAAACTTACTGCTAAGTATTGAATATCTTATGTAAGCATATATAAATTCTTCAAAAAGTTTATTGACATTTACTTTGGAATCATCTCCATTTTCCATTCCATCAGAAACATACTCTATAACAATGGCTTGATCTGCCATGTGAGAGCTGAAGTTTATGACACCACTTTTCTTGTCAACCTTAAACGTTGGGTTTGTATTTGCTGTCTCAGTGTTTAAACCCATTCTCCCCCCTAGTGGCATATCAAAGACCCAATTACCGTCTATGTTGTAGCCCATTCTTCCGTGCATCTTGCCATCGCCTAGGTAAGGTGTTTTCTGGATGCCGTCTATTCTATCTCCATCTAAAGTAGATGTACCTATTAACACGCCTCCATCCTCATCAAAAAGAACACGGCAATCATTGTCTTGTAGGTAACTTTTAGCAAAATTTGTTTGTATATTCTCAGAAAGAGGCCTCAATATTCCATCCTTGTATAGAGAGATTCTGACCCAGTTTACGAAATCTGGAGGCAGGACCACTCTTAAGTTGTCACAAACTGTAAGCTCAACGATCTTTGTTTCTTTCATTGCATCGTAGTTCAACTCCTGTAAACCACGCTTGGCGTGAAATAATACGTTATATCGTTCAACGTTGTTTATTAATTTATCATTCCCAACATACATTAGCATGAAGTTGTTTACAATGTCAATTAAGTTCACGTATTGGTAACTACCCCAATTGTCTTCTTCCCAATTATTACCTGAGTTCTCGTAGTACTGATATCCTGTTATATATGCCATGTCTTACTGTTGTGTTTGTTGTTCTATGGTCTCCTCGTTTACGCCAAATTGGTAAACATCTTTCTCTCTTATAGATATACCGGCATACTGAAGTATCTTAGCAACCAAAGATGGTTCATCAGACTCTGGTAACTCAAAGTCTTGATAATCAGATCTACCCTGATCGAATACTGGTTCACCACCAGAAAGAGTAGCATAGGTCCACTTAGGATCTAAAGGTTTTCTTATATATTGTAATGTGATCCCTGTTAATATTGTATCTGGATATACCGTTATATCATTCCCATTTAATACATAGGCCGGGAATGTTGCATTAGGAGCTGTTAAATTTGAAGATGAGAGCTGTATTATTTTATTGTTTGATACACGCTCAACCTCTCTAGTTCCATACCTAACTGAGTTTATTAGATAATAATCTTGTGGCAATGGATATATTGGTGCGCTTGCAGAAGATGGGGTACTTATAACTGAGAATGAATCTATAACTTCCTCTAGTCCTTTTACTATATCTGCATAACCACTTCCTGAACGTCTTGCATTTTGTTTATATAACTGTTGAGAGTAACTGTAAAAGTAATCCTCAAACAAGTCTAGTTGTGCCTGCTTTGCATATAAGTTAAAATCTGCCGGTGTGATATACCCGAAATTTTGTTTATTAGCAACCGCAAGTACAGTGTTTCTTACGCTGTTTATCATCTTGTAATAATTTACGCAAAGATACTTAAAAAAAAATAAACCCTCCGATAATGGAGGGCTTATTGATTGTGTTAGTCTTCTAACTTATTTTCTAGCATTGTCATGACCTCAATACCGTCATCTGTTTGGAAGAATGTAGCTAATGTATAAATAGCGTTCTGTCCGAACGGAATACTTATCAGCTTCGTTTTGTTTCCTTTAATATTGAAGTAGATGTCTTTGCCACTGTTTTTTAATATTAATATTTTTTGATCAACTAACTTAGATGCTAAGTTTTGCATCTTAAGCATAGGATCATTAAGTGTATCTAAGAAGTCTTGAGGATCGTTCTTAGCGTATAGCCTAACGTCTCTCTTTAACTCAGCTGTAGACATCTTATCTATGTTTAGAGATAATACCACTCGCCCAATTGTTTCTAGCATTTCGATACCTAAATCACGGGCCTGAATTTGTGCCTCTAACTGATAATCTAAATCCTCAACTTGGATGCTGGCATCTTTCTCTCCATCAACCTCTACGAATATTGTTCCATTCCCTGGGTGTAGTGATAAGAATTCCTGTAGTACTGGATTTGTTCTTGATACATTCAACATACCTCTCTCAAATACAACAGGCTCTAAAATAGCATTGCCATCCTGATTATCTTCAAATGGGGTTTGTTGGTTTGAAGCATACCTTAGGGCTCTATTTGACTGTCCGTCAAAGTGTAGCAATGGCTTTCTTCTTGAATTTCTTGTGTTAAGTGAATAACTTAATGGAGCGGTTGCCCCTAGTAATCGGTAAGTTCTGTCCTTAAGGACTGCTTGTTTTTTCATTTTAATTTAATTTAAAGTTTATAAAAAAGAGAGACCGCTTATTGCGGTCCCTCCTTATTGTTTGATCCTACTTAAATAAGAAGAAGTTATTTGCACCTAAAGTACAAAGAGCTCTCTCAGATAAGAAGTGTACTTCCATAGCATCTTTATCGCTATTTGATGCACCACCAGCTGAACCAACAACCCATGATTTCATCTTACGATCTTCAGCTTCAGAAGCTCGGTAACGTACGTGTAAGAATGGTCTCTTAGCGTTTTTACCTAAAACTTGATCATATACTGAAGTAGATCCAGCAGGAACTAATACACCATTGATAGCTCCACCTACAATTCCACCACGCATAGTAGCATCGTTTAAGTATTTCCAGTCAGACTTATAGAAGTCATATCCTCTACGGAAACCAGAGAAACCTAAGTTTAGAGCCATGTCTGTATCGTTGTCAAACAAACCAAAAGAAGCTCCTGAAGAACCAAAGTTGTTTTGTGAAGCTAACATATTGTCAATCTCAAAAGAGAAAGTTCTATCAACAAATAATACATTCTCTTCGATAGCACCTTGCTTATCTAAACGAGCAACAACTGCGTCCCATTCAGTTAAATCAGCTAAAGCTCCAGCGGCAACGTTTCCTCTGTTTTCTAGTACATATAAAAGACCTTCAGATCCTTTGTTTCCTAAATCTCCAGTAGCAGCAATCGCTCCAGAACCAGCCTCAGCAGGTACTGCTTCAATCATAGCTGTCTCTAAGTAATCTTCAAAACGTAGACGAGTTTCGTGCTCAGACTTTAAGTACCATAAGTATCCGCTTGCTCCATTCTCAGTTGTTACTTCAACCCATCCGATTTGTGCCATATCTGATCCAGATACAGTGTACTTATCTTTGATGATGATTGGAGAGTTCTCGAAAATTTCGCTCTCAGCTTCTAAAGCACCATCCATGCCGTTAGATCCTTTCTTGAATTCAGAACCGTAAATGAATACAGTAACTGATCCTGCGTAGTTCTCTTGACCACCTGCCTCGTAAAAAGCAACAGTAAAAGTAAGTCCGCTAACCGCAGTTACAATACCTTTGTTGTTTAATGTAGAAGCAGCAGTATTATCAGAGATCATAACTGTTTGTCCTACTCTAACAGCAGCAGCTGTAATTCCAGCATCAGCAATAGTAAAGATAGCTGTGTCATCTGTTGCAGCGCCAGCGCTTGTTACGTTTGTATATTTAATGTGTAATCTTCCTTGCTCAGACCACTTAATTAAGTCAGAGTTAGAAGGCATCTCAGCTCCTACTAAACGTAAGAAAGAAGAGACTGATCGGTTTCCGTAACGCTCGAATTCTGCTTCGTGCGTATCAGGTAGATATTGACTTAAGAAGTCAAAATCTGAAATGTAAGATCCAGGAGTTGCTACTTGCGATGGAGTCGGTTGTAAGCTATATCCAGGAGTTGGGTTCACTGTAAGTGCCATAATTTTTGTTTTTTTTAATGTTTAACGTTTTTTAATTTTTAAACCACGCCCGCTGCTTTGATCTACGGCTCGAATCTTGAATCCTGAGTTGTCTTTTAGTTGTTGAGGTGTTTGTCTGACATCCATGTTTATATTTTTTGATTGTCTCGAAACATCTCCAACAGCATCAGCCTTGCCTTTCTCATAGAAAAACTCAGCTAACTTATCAGGGTTCATCGCTGCTGATAATGCCTTGTGATATCCTGCTGCGTCTTTGATAACACCTTGGTCATCTAGGTATCTAGATATAAAGTTGTTTACGTCAGACTGAACTTTCTTCACTTCGACTGTATCTCCAGGACTAAAACTCATCTTTTGGTCTCCGACTTTAAATTCAAAACCTTTGAATTCATCGTTGAACAATTCTTCTGTTTTTTTCTGAAAATACTCAGAGCGCTTTTGATTCTCCTCTTGAACATTTTGCGATTGTGATATATACTCCTTGTAAGCGTTGTAAGACTCTAACTCATTATCATTGACAGGAACACCAGTTGACTCAACCGGAACCTTGTACGTCTCCTTCAATTCGTTAAAATATTTCTTTGCCTTAGCAAGTTCTCTTTTTTTTGCGATCTTCTTCTGCTTAACCTCTGATTCATCATCTAGCTCATCATCATAAGAAAACTTCTCACTCATAAGATATTCAATATCTTCTGAATCAAGATCCTCCTCTGTTGAAGCATAATAATCACGCAATAACTGATCTGGTTTCATTTGATCAAAATCAGCCTGTAGCTTCATAAAATCACTAATACCTCGTCCAGTTTCTTTTTTATAATTTAAGAACGCAGACACATCCTCTGGTAACCCCTGTGTTTCATTAGAAAACAAATCGTCAACAGATTTAATGTCTTTGTTATATTTACTCTTAATAAATGAAAGAACGTCCTCTTCGCCAAATTCTTCGGCTTCACTGACAACCTCTTCGTCAGCAGTAACTTCTTCTTCTACAGCTTGTTCTTCAACATCTGTAATAGTCTCTTCGTGCTGTTCTAATAAAGTTTCTTCAACTTCTTGTACAGACTTTTCATCTGGTCCGGGGACCGCTTTTACTTTTAATTCCATATTTGATTTAATTTATGACGCAAAAATACGTATTATTTAATTTAATTTATTAGCGAGGTTCAAACTCCGCTAGGTCAAAACCATCCAGCGTATCCTCATTTGATTCAAAGTTTATTGGAGGTAAATCCTTCTTTCTTTGTTCTATTAATTTAGATTGCTGTGTGTTTTGTTTACTTATTCTATCAGCTTTAGATTTCTCCTTAATATCCTCTCTGTCACTTAATGCTTTAACTTCAACACCTTTTAATTGCATGTTTAAGTCAAACTCAAGCTTCATTAACTCGGACTTTATTTGAGCCTCTCCACGCATTCTCTCAATATCAAATCCTGCCTTTGCTTGCGCAATCTGCATCTCTGATTGAGTCTCCATCTGAAGCTTTTGTGCCGCTGCTTGTGCCGCCATTTGTTGTGACTGCATCTGTGCCTGTTGTTGAGACTGCATTTTCTGCATCTCATAATCTTGCCTTTGTTTTTCTTTTCTCTTTCGCTTAACCTTAAGTAATTGATTAGCCAGTTTAGTATCCCTAACCTCTCTTATATCAATAGCGTCATCAAGATCAATAGAGTCTCTAGATAGCGCAACCTGTATGTTTGCCTCTAACTGCTGTTTCTCTTCTTCATCTGGAGCCATTTCTATAAATATACCAAAGTCATATATATGCAAATCCTTTATATCGTTAAGTAAATCTACGTTATACTTACCAATCTGCATAACAAACTCATCTTTGTAAGGGTAGTACTCTAAAGCATCAGATATTCTAGACGTCAATGCTACAGCTAAATCTCTACTCACATCTAAACTAGCGTCTAATATGTGTCTTGTTGCTGTATTACTATTTAATGCTGCCATTTTCTGTAACCCGACCAATGAGTTTGGATCTGGCATAGAGCCATCTCTTGCTTCATTTAATCCCGTAACATCCCTAAGCATTTGCAGGTAATGATTATAACTACCTATTAAACTAGCTATTTTACCTTGAGCTGAGTTTTTAGCTAACTCCTGAATAGGAACTCTTGCATTGTTAAAGTCTCCATCTCCAGTAAAACTTCTCCCTATTACACTACCTGTCTGGAAGTACAACCTTAGTGCGTCCTCTGGGTTATAAGCAGATCCATTACCTAGATCAACTTCATTAAGACCATCGGCATCTATAAACACACCATCAGGTACAACCCTTTGTATAACTTGTTGAAGTTTCATGTGTGTCATCTGTATAAGATCAGCAAACGGAATCATACGTCTTAATGTGGATTCTATCTTACCTTTATACATTCTAGGAGCACATGCGATATAATTTGGTGTAGCATGTTGAGAGGCAGACTTAGGTCTCACCATGTTCTCAGACATATCCCATTTAAGTATTATATTTGTCCCCATGACCATAACACCCTCATACCAAACATCTATATTTTTTTCTACTTTCTGAAATCCTCTCTCTTCCATCATTTCTGCTGGAGGATTAAACTCATCGTCTTTTTGTATTACTTTCTCACCTTTCTGCTTGTAAACAAACTTCTTAGTGGTCTTGTAGTTATAGTATAGTAATGTAACCGTGTCATTATTGAATAATGAGTTATTATAAAACTGAGTAGCGTTAAAATGATCATGCCACTGTGAGCTTGATTGAGAAATCTTCTCTAGGTCATCTTTCGTTAAGTCTGGGTCTATTTTAAGTACCTCATTTATAGGCACTGTTTTCACCTCACCCCAGTAGAAGCAATCCTTAAAGTTTGGATCTTCTGTATAGCTATATACCACATTAGCAGGATCTACATACTTAGCGACAACACCAGCGCCTGGCAGGAATTCATGCTTAACAATTCCAATCCCTAAAGTTGTTAAATCGTATATTACTCTTTTCCGTGTATCTTCATAATTATTCTCAGATAAAACAGTATTTATTACTGCCTCTTGAGCTAACTCTATTGATGACTTATAGCTCAACTGCATATGCAATGAAAGCTCATCATCATTCTCTGGTAAATCGTCAGGATTAGTATTGAATGCATCAACATTAAAATCCTCCTTTATTTGACTTAATAAATCCTTTGAAACCATATCAGCCTCAAGGTTTTCTTGGTACTTATTCCTGTTATCAGCAGATAATGCATCTTGTGCGTATGCCTTTACATCGAATAATCTATCAGACATTCCGTTAACTACTATATCTATAAACTTAGGTATAATAGGCACAGGTGTCCAATCCAAATTCAAGTGTGACAAATCACCATCTATTGATAATTCGTTTTTGTATTTTCCTACAGATTGCTCTGCTCTTGCGTAAAGCCTTAATTTATGGAAAGAATCCCATTGATCGTAAAACTTAGAACCTCCATTGTCTTTTCTGAACCATTCATACTGAATCGCCTGACCTATCTTAAGACCAAATTCATTGGTTTTCTTTATAGAATCAGGAACATATTGACTTGGAAAAGAAGATGGGTTAATAGATATATTTATCTCTTTCATCTAATTAATTTACTAGATATTCCGTTATTATTATATCTTGCAAAGTTAATGCTTATTTTGGACTCTTTTTTAACGTTTTTATATAGGTGCTGCTGGTTAGCCATTATAGCTAATCCTGAGCTTATTGAGGCATCAAATTTAGTCCTATTGTTTATATCAAACCTAGCCCAATCCTGAAGTGTCTTACTAAAATACATTGTACCCATCTCATCAGGGGATCTATATGTGCCATCAATATCAAGTCCTACATATTTTTCTATAAAAGTCTCAATAGCGGCTGCGTGAGCCTGTTTAACAGCCTCAGATGAGTTAGGTATGCCACCTAGCTCTCTTTCGGAGCCTGAGAGCTTCCTAGTA